ATACAGATATTCTAAATGTTATCAGAAGATTATTCACAGGCTTGTTGCAGAAGCCTTTATTGATAATCCTCTTCATTTAGACACAATAGATCATATAGATACTGATAAGACTAATAATGCTGTAAGCAACCTTAGATGGTGTACCTCAAAAGATAATGTGAATAATCCTATAACAAGAATTAAAAGGAAATATAAGTACAATAATAAGCTAGCCATTGATGTTGCAAGAGATAATGGAATAGGTTCTTCAATATTCACAACCAGAATCTGGAGAGGTTGGTCAGTTGAAGATGCTTGTACTAAACCTGTGAAAGGAGCTCTAAAATGCTTGTAGTTGACATCGAAGCAAACGGTTTAAATCCCACAAAGATCCATTGCTGCTGTTGTTATGACCCTCAGACTAAAGAGTTTCATAACTTCCACGAAGACACGAAAGAGGAATGTAAAGCACTCCTTGAATCTTGTGAACTTCTTGTTATGCATAATGGCTGTAGTTACGACTGTCCAGTTCTAAAAAGACTGTGGGGCATTAACATAAAGGTTTCTCAAGTATACGACACACTTGTAATGTCTCGTTTAGCAAATCCTAAAAGGGATTTCGGGCATAGTTTAAGAGCTTGGGGTGAGCATTTAGGAATCCTCAAAGGACATCAAGACGAGTGGGAGGAGTGGTCTCCAGAGATGGAGGAGTATTGCGAGAACGACTGTCTTGTAACTTATGAGGTCTATAAGGCTGTTGAGTTAGAGCTTGCAGGATTTTCAGAGTTTTCAAAAGAACTTGAGATGAGGTCTCAATGGATTCTTGAAAAACAACAAGAGACTGGATTTCCTTTTGATGTGTCTGCTGCATTAGTTTTAAAGAACACCATACAATCTGAATACTTTCCACTTATTCAGAAGTTACAGCAGGCCTTTCCACCTCGCAAAGTTTTAGTAGGCCAGTACAAGGCTAGAAGAAAGCAGGATGGTAACTTAACAGCCAAGTCTGCAGAGATTATACAGAGAGATTGTGTAGAGCCTACAGACACTCCAGATCTATACAATGTCTATGAGTATAAAGAGTTCCTCATTGATAGTCCTTCAGAGATTAGAGAAAGGATGGCTCCATACTGGCACCCAGTGATCTGGAATAAGCCTACAAAGGATGGAAAGGTAACTCCAAAGGTTTGTGATGAGAACCTTGAAACAGTTGGAGAGGATGCTCCAGACTCAATTAAAGATATTGTGCGTTGTAAAATTCTAAAGAGTCGTTCCACGCTGATACAAAGTTTTATAGATGCTTGTAAGGAAGACGGCAGGATTCACGGAACTGTTATAAGTTGTGGTGCGAGCAGTCATAGAATGGCCCATCGTGATCCAAATTGTGCAAATCTACCAAGCCCTAAGAGCCTTTATGGAAGTGAGTGTAGAGCTCTTTTCAAAGCACCTAAAGGATTCGTTATGGTTGGGTGTGATCTCTCAGGTATTCAGCTAAGAGCTATGGCACATTACTGTAATGATCAAGAGCTTATCAAGCAGATCCTAGAGGGAGATATTCATACACACCTTGCTAAGATCTACGGTCTCATTCCAGACAACGCAACACCAGAAGAATCTAAAATAGGCCGTACAAGAGGTAAGACAATAACCTATGCAATCCTCATGGGTGCAGGAGCTACTAAGATTGGACAGCTTGCAGGAGGAGACGCAAAGCTTGGTGCAGATATTATGAAGAGGCTTTCTGATGGTATACGTGGTTGGTCTAAGTTTAAAGCACAGATAGAGTTAAGAGCTAAAATAGGCTGGTTCAAGGCTATTGATGGTAGACGCATAAAGCTTCCAAATGCACATCTGGGGATGGCTTTATATCTTCAAAGCTTTGAACAGGCCATCATGAAACTTGCTATGTTCCTATGGACTAAAGAGATTAAAAAGAGAGGCCTAAGCTTTCAACAGGGCGTTGTAGTTCACGACGAGACAGATGGTATATGCAAGCCTGAAGATGCTGAAGAGGTTTGTAAGATCATAAACGACTCCATGAGAAAAGCTGGAGAGACATTCAAAAGCAAGATAAGAATCGATGGAGAATACAAAATTGGAAAAGATTGGTTGGAGGTGCATTAAAACAAATATAAAAAATTCAATGACAGGACTTGACATATCCTGAGAAATATGTTATATAGATAGTGTACAACGTAATAGTAGTCTGAAAGGAGACACAAAATGGATAATATCGTAGTAAAAAATGTTAAACTTAAATGGGCTCACTTAGCTGAACCTAACACTCAAGGAGATTATGCTTCAGGAAAGTATGAAGTCTCTGTAGTCTTGACAGCTGAACAGGCTGAGCAGGTCAAAGGAGCTATCAATGCTCGTCAGAAGATCAAGACAGATAAAGATGGAGACTTGACAGTTACTCTGAAGTCCTCTGTAAAGCCTATCGTGGTTGATAAGAATGGTATGGCTTACTCTCCAGATATGCTCAAAAAACTTGGCAATGGTACTGTAGCGAATGTTCGTATCAACCTGTATCAATCTCGTGGTATGACCTTTGCAGGTATTGGAGCTATCAAGGTCAAAGACTTCAAAGAATATGTTAGCAAAGCTGATACAACTGACTTAGATGATGAAGACACTACATCGGCTGAACAATCTTTAGGTGATTTAGAAGACGATGAGTAAGAAGATAGACAGTCTGGTAAAGGACATCTACAAATTTCTGGAGAGCTACACGGCTGTTACACCTGAGCAGTCTGCAGAACTTGCCTTAGTCCTTTCTCAAGTTATCTGTGAAAAGCTCTCCACCTTTCGCAGACCAGCACTGTCAATGAGCTGTATAGGGCACCCTAGACGTAAGCTTAAAATGGAAATAGAAAATCCTACCAAGCCCACTGGTAAGCAACGTTTAAGGTTCCTATACGGCGATATCTTAGAAGCTGTTATACTGTGGTTGGCAAAGCTCGCTGGACATTCTGTGGAAGATCAACAGAAGTCTGTCGAGCTTGATAAAGTTAAAGGGCACATTGATGCAGTCATTGATGGACACCTTGTAGATGTCAAGAGTTGCTCTCCACAGTCTTATAAGAAATTCATAGGTGGCACACTTCCTTCATGTGACCCCTTTGGATACCTAGCACAGATCAGTGGTTACAAGGAGTGCTTACAAAACGATCATGCTCACTTCTTAGCCTTTGATAAAGTCTCAGGAGACCTGTGCTTGTACACTCCCGATGCTGATTTTGATCTCCCAGATCCCCATGAGGTTATCAAAGCAGCTCGGGAGGCTATCTGTACAAAGAACTTCAAAGACCTACCACCATGTGCAGAACCTGTACCTGCTGGAAAGTCTGGCAACATGAAGCTTCCTACAGATTGCAAGTACTGTGTCTTTAGAGACAAATGCTGGGATAACTTAAGAGTGTTCAAGTACAAGACAGGGCCTGAATACTTTACAAAGATAGTGAAGGAACCATCAGAGAAAATAAAGGAGATTACAAAAGATGGAAAAGTTAAATAATTGGAATGCTTGGTGCAACGATAAAGTCTTGTTACATAGTGAAGAAGACTTACCGATCCTGTTGAGCCCTAATGCTATCTTAGGAATTCAACAGACCTCAGCAGGTACTGAAATTGCTTTGGTAGATGGCTTGTACTTTACAGTTACTGAAAAGGTAGAAGATATCTTAGCAGCTATTGGAGAACTGATCACTGAATCAGAAGCTCGTAAAGCTGCTCAAGCTGAAGAACAACGCAAGCAGTACGAAGAAATGATGAAAGCTGAACAAGCTAAAAAGGCTTCGGAGGGCTAATGCTCATGAAGAAGAGGTTCATTGTCTTTTCAGACCTACATATAACCCCAAAGGATTATAATACAGCAATCCTCAAAGAGATCTCTCAAGTAATTACAAAAAGTAAACCTGATTACATTGTATGCACTGGAGATGTTGGAGAGTTTGCTAGTCAGAACAGGCTTGTTAAAGATCGTGGCCTCTTCTCAGTTGCTGATGAGCTAACTGTAGTTATGAACTACTTAGACTCATACATCTTTGGGCCAGTTAAAAGGATTCAAGCAAGGCAGAGGAGAGATAAGAAGAAGCTGTACAAGCCTACCATAGTCTTCTGTCTAGGTAACCACGACTCCTATGTCACAGATGCTCTTACGCCTATGCTAAAGGCTGAAGGAGCTATCGTAGTACAGCACAGGGATTACATTGTCTTGGAAGATATCATGTTCAGTCATACAATAGACAACGGTATATCTGGACAAGCCTGTACTACAGCTTCACAGATCCTTCAGAATACCATGATGAGATCTATCTCAGGCCACTCACATGTTCGTTCAATCACTGAGCAGAGAGACTCAAAAGGCTGGAAGTACTTTGCTATCAAGATGCCTTGCAGTACTCTCAATCATCCTGATTGGACCATACAGGGCTCTAAGAAATGGGATAGGGGTTATCTATGCTTGACAATCGATACAGAATCTGACTGGTACCATTACAGCTTTAGAGAATACTTAGGAGGTTAATGAAATGGGAGAGGAGTTTGCATTCTTTACAAAGCTTGCTGACTGCTACAGTATAGAAGACATACTGGTTATTATAGGGGTATCTGTAGAGGATCTCTTGAGTTATTACTTGAGGGATCCTATTCTAAAACATAAAGGAGACTTTGATCTTGACTGATAAGGTTTATTTAGGTGCGGATCCTGGCGCAAAAGGAGCTATAGCAATCCTTCAAGGTGACAAGGTTATTATAGATGATATGCCCAGTATTGAGGAAGCTATTGAAATTATTAGGAAGTCCTCTCCAGCTTTTGAGTGTAGAGCAGCTATTGAGCAGGTGCACCCATTGCCTGGACAGTCCTGCATAGCATCTTTTACATATGGAGAGAACTTTTTACTTGCAAAAATGCTAATAATGTGCTATAATAGTAGCCCTGTAATGGTTAGTCCACAGCGTTGGAAGAAATATTACGGGCTAAAGAAGGAGCCTAACGAGACCAAGACAGAGTACAAAAGAAAGTCTGTAGATAAAGCTAGGGAGTTATTCCCTCAGGCTGCAGAGCTTCTAAAGTACTCTAAAGATGGTAGAGCAGAGGCTCTTTTGATAGCAAACTGGTTGAAAGAGACTGATGAGCAAGGACTATGAGGAGTTATTAAGGGTGCAGGAGAACTGCATGGACATCGTTAAGATAGCCATTGACAAACTGAATAAGGTTCCTGTAAAGCCTATAAGAACTCTGAAGGACCTCTACCACGATCAGTTTATAAACGTTAATGAACAATTTATAAGGGGAATTTACAATGACAGACAAAGAAATCTTACAAGCAAACCAAGATCAAAGACAACCTGTAGAGTGCTGGACAAGGGTTATGGGCTACTTCAGACCTGTATCACACTTTAACAAGGGCAAACAGAGTGAATTCAGAGAACGTGTGTGGTTTACAGAGGACAAAGCCTGTCCTTGTAGCCGTGAGGAGGCTGCATGAAGCGTGAAGAAGTACTACAGAAGGCAGAGGAGATTGTAACAGGTGCTAGACAGACAACGTATGGCTCTCCAGAGGACAGCTTTTCCACTATTGCAGGTCTTTGGGGGTCTTATCTTGGTATACACATTTCTCCCTCAGACGTTGCAATGCTTATGGTGCTTCTCAAGGTTGCTAGGTCCAAGGGTGATGCAGGATACGCTGATAATTATATAGATATTGCAGGCTATGCAGCCTGTGCAGGAGAATTAAGAGATGCTAAATAATGATACAGCAGCTAGTTATATTCAAGGGCATGAAGGATTGTCTTTAAAGCCCTATTACTGTACAGCTCACAAGCTTTCCATAGGTATTGGCAGAAACCTAGACGATCGTGGGATTACTGAAGAGGAAGCTTTACTTCTCTTTGCTAATGACACGAGACTAGCTTGCTCAGATCTGTACAGAGTCTTTGGAGAAGACTGGAAAACCTTCCCAGATAATGTACAGCTTGCTCTGATAGACATGATGTTTCAGTTAGGTCTTACCAGATTCTGTGGGTTTAAAAAGACCATTGAGTATCTTAAAGCAGGTAACTGGAAAGAAGCTGCAAGAGAGATGATGGATTCTAAATATGCTCAACAGGTTCCTAAAAGAGCTGCTGAGAATAAGGCTTTGATAGAGTCTGCTTAGATCTTTACAGATACAAAGATGCCCCTCTTACGAGGGGCTTTCTTATTAGTCTTTTAAATATCTCTGTGCTTGTATCTTAGAGATTTCTTTTGAAGCTTTGACTGCTTCTTTTTCAGTTTTGTACTTTCCGTGGTTTAGTCCAGTCCTATGATAGAACTCCACAGCATCTTCCTCTGAAACAATCTTCCCATCAACTACTGTGGGTATCACAATATACTCACCATCTTCTTCAATGACTATTGAGTATTCTGTTGAGATTGTACCATCAGAGTTTTTTACAACTTGCCTGTCTCCTAAATCATAATTACCAGCGTACTCAAACCTTGAGACATTAGCAGGAAGTTCTCTAGAGGATGAGACAGGTTTAACTGAAGCTCTGAAAGCTTCAGCAGGTGTCTTGTAGTTACCTTGTCTAGTTCCATCTGGAAGCACTAAAGAGTAGCCTGTTGATGTCTTTGTAACAGTTGCTCCTTGTGCTTTAGGAGCTGCTGTCTGCACATTAAGAGCCTTCATGACTGGGTTAGCTATATCATAGACACTTAACAGCATTTCTTTAGCTCCTGCTTCTGTCAAGTCCTTTGAAGGAACATGCCTGACTTCTGGCTTATCCTCTCTTAAGACATTAAAGCCATCTGTATCCACTGTTACACGCATTTTAACATCTTTACCATCTTGTTTAGCTGTTACATCCCAGCCAACTCTATCATCTCCAAAGAGAGCTAAAGTTCCTGTTGTAGCAAAGTCTGAAGCTGCTTCAACCATCTCTAAGGGTTGTTCAACAAAGGTTTCTACAGCAGATTGAGCCCCTTTGCCAGCATCAGGTAACCCTCCTTTGATCTGTTCTTGCACCATTTTAACATCTCTATCAGACATCTCCCTAGTTTGAGACAGATCTCTGTAGGCTCCGTATTCTCCAGAACTTAATAGAATCTGATTAGATCTTGCTTTCTGACCTCCAATGCTGTTTCTGATTTGATAGTCATTGAACTCTTTTATGAGCTCTCTACGGTCAAACCCAAAGGACTTCTCAAGCATTTCAAGACCTCTCTGAACTACTGGAATACCTTCACGCATTCTAACAGCATCCATGTCTCCGCCTCTGACATACTTACCAGCGTTTGTAAGATCTTTCAGTTCTACTGCGGCTCTCTTACCAACGTCTGTCATAGCTGCTACAGCAACATTAAGAGGTGTAACAATATTCTCCCATCTATTACCAGCAAGACCATAGTAGTGGACAGATCCATCATCAGCTATCTGATAGAATCCTCCAGCAGATGTACCAAATAGTCCGGGGTCTACTGTAGCAGAATCTGTACCAGCTGTAACAGATCTAAAGAAGCTCTCCTTAATGTCATCCTTCATCTTTTGATCGTAACCTACATCTACAACCTTAGGATCCTGTAAAGCTCCTGTAGGAAGAGTGAAAGCTTTAATGAGTTGTTCTGCAGGTAACCAATAGCTGTTAGTGGCTTTCTTCTTCTCAGGAGACTGAGCATTAAAGTCTTTAATCATCTCTTCGTTAGCTTTTAAGACACCATCAGCAACATTCTTACTAGCTTCTTCGTTATCTGAAAGAATTGAAGCCATTGTAGCACCCTGTTCAGATAGTACAAGCTTCATCTGTTGCCATGTCCATCTATCCTTAGTCTGAGAAACAAGCTGAGGAAGTATCTTCATAACTGCTGCAGGATCCAAAGCTTTTAATAAGCCTGAAACAGAAGCTTCAGATCCATTAGAGCCCACCAAGAAGTACAGTTCTCTCCCTGTTAATGTTCCAGACCCTTTTACTCCTATAGCGTTTAGAGGAACATCTGTAAATGTCATGTCGAAGAACTGATTAAGCATGTCAGCCTCTTGAATCTGATTAGTTACATCATAAGACTTCTTCGCTTTATCTCTTAAGAACTCAAGACCTTTCTTATTCTCTAAGTACTCTGTTCCGTAGATCTGTACCTGTTGAGCTAACGTAGCATTATCTACGAAGGCTCTTGCGATATTAGGCTCAACTTTCTGAGAAGCTAAATAGTTTACCATGTTGTCTTTAAAAGACATCAAAGCAGCCTCTTCAGGGATATTCTGCATCTCTGGTCTACTGTATTGATCAGCCCACATAAGAGCTATTGCATTTGTCAAAGATGTCTTGATAGGACCCTTTTCAAGAACTCCTTGTTGTTGCTCTGGAGTCATTGAACGAAGGCCTTGGACAGACACTTCAACTTGAGATAGCTGAGCCATTGTTGTAGCTCCTAGTTGCATTTTAGTATCTATAGAAGCATTAGGAGCTATATAAGATCCCACTAACAGCGTATTCTTTTGTTGTAAAGTCTCCATATCCAGATTAAGATTTCTAAGAGCTTTAGGGACATCTCCATACTTCTGCATACCAGTCATCTCATAGATATTCTTGATATCATTTTCATCTACCTTAAAGATTCTCATAGCATTGACAGCTACATCATCATATCTCTTTTGCTTTTCTGAAGAACTTGTAGGAGTGCTATCAAGAAGATTGACATTCTGCCTCACATAGTCATAAGCCCCTGCAATGTCCTTATCAGAGCCAGAACCACCTTTTCCACCTTTACCAAATCCACTTATAAGATTACCAAAGGAATCAGCTACTCCACCCAAGATAGCTCCAAAGCCATTAGGTGCTTGGTAGTCTGGTGTGACTGTCTGAGCTTGTTGAGTCTTTACAATATCTCTTACTATTTCTGCCATATATTTTCTCCTTTATTTTATTAAGTTCGTACCAGACATTCCACTATTCATTAGCTGTCTGAATTGTAATGAGGTATATTTATCCTTGAAAGCTTCTGGTAGTCTATCCCAAGCTTCTTTATAAGCACTGGCTTTCTCTGTTGGATACACATTAGCACTATCCAAGACTACTGTTACTGCATCCCAGTTTTCCGTAGAAGGATATCTGCTGTAGTTTACAAGAGCTTTGTAGATTTCCTCTTGAAGATTGTGAAGAATATCTTTACGATACCTGTTCTCCACCATAGCTTTGTAAATCTCTCTAGTAGACATCCTCTTAAACCCTAAAGCATCTAAGACTGCTTGGGCCATGCTATTGGTTCTCTCTTGAAGCTCTCCTTTAGTATTCAAGATCTCTCCAGTCTTATAGATATTATAAGCCATCCAAGGTCTTGATATAGCGTTCGGCAGATGTCTCGGGAATCTCTCCAAGAACTGTCTGAAATCTTCCTCTGTTCCAGTTCCTTTGAATAGCTTCTTAGCGCCTGTATAGATCTCTCCAACTCCTTCAATAACATCCTTAAAGAGTTGCACTGAAGACACATTAGACAGATCCATATTTACAAGGCCCGTTGCAAGATCTACAGTTTGATCAAGGTTTGGTTCAAGAGGTGCTGTTAAGTTCATACCACCTGTAAAGTCTTTAAAGAACTCATTGATGATTCCTCTTCTAAACATTCCAAGGATAGCTGATGAATCTTTTAATGATGGTAAGTCTTCTGTATTGTCATCGTAGAAGATTCTATACACATTGTTAGAAAGTCTTGTGTATCCTTCAACACCAATGAGGCCTTCACCACCAACTAACAAGGCTGTTCCAAGACCTAGCTTAGCTCTCTGCCATGGTGTCAAAGCCTTATCAAACAAGACAGTCTCCATCCATCTGAAAGTAGGTGTTTGGAACTGCAACAGTGTCGCAGCAACTTGAGAGGACTGCAATCTACTCAGCCCAGTGCTGTCCATGTTCTGATAGAGTGATCTGCCGTATACTGAAGCATCAAGAAGCTCTTCAGTGCTCTTTCTAACACCATACAATCCTTTAGTCTTTAAAGCTGTTAAGCCTGATAAGATTCTTGGGTGCATTTCACCGAGGTTGAAAGGTGCAAAAGAGATTTCATTTAATAAGCCCTTTACAGATTGTCCAGATTCAAGCATACCACCAGCTGTACCGTGTGAGAACAGGCCCATATCCATTATATTGAGAGCGTTGTTAAGAAGCTCTGTGTCTCCTTTAAAGGCTTCCTTTGCGAACTTCTGAGCTTTGATAAGATCTCCACCAGATCTAATCATAATTGCTTCAATCTTAGCAGCTTCTGCTCCAAGACTTAAAGCATTCTTATCCATCAAGATTATAGAGATATCCTGAGCAGCTTGTCTAAAGAACTGTCCAACATTGAAGAAGCCCATCATCTTATGAGCTACACAGGTTCTCAAGAATAACAAAGGATTCAAGTCTTCTTTCCAGCTTTCCCATTTAACTCTTACACCATGACGAACTTTATTCACTTCTCCAGGAGCTATAAAAGATAATTTATCTCCTACCCACTCCATAGTGTTTATGAAGGCTTCTGCGACTTTTCTGTCTACTTCAGTAGGAGTTCCTCTAATAGCTGAATAGTTCTTCTGAGCTGTCAGCATCTGCTTAACAAGCTTCTTGTCAGATTCATTAAGACCACGTGTCTTAGGAGTACCCTTTATAAGCATCTCTCTATGAGTCATACTGCCAGAGTCTTCAATAACGTTTCTAAAGGTGGCTGCAAAGTGATCTGCTACATAGTCTGTATAGGCTCCCATCACACCACTTTCAACCATATCCTGTACAAGATATCTCATCTGGTGTTCAAAATCAACTGTCTGAGCCTTTTCAAGATCCCATGTTAAGAGCTCTCTACCAGTTCTCTTCATCCTTTGAACTTTTGCTTCGTTTGTAATGGCTTGGAAGAGGGAGTTCTTAGCAAACTGTTCCATCTCTTCAAGTCCTACTAAATCATCTACGTTGCTCTTACCTATTAGCTGTCTATAGGTCGGCATAACTTCTCCATCTTTAACAACTACAAGAGCATTGTCAATGTTTTCGAAGTCCATTCCCCTTTCTGAGAAGTATTCAAAGAAAGAATCAGCATCATTGAAAGGAGCTTTCTGCCATCCTTGAGACTGTAAGAGATTTGTACAGCCTTGCTTATCTCCCTTAATCCAGAGCTGTCTAGCTTCTTCAATAATCTGTGCAGTTCTCTGTAATCCAGGACCATCCAGATCTGTAAAGAATGTCTGAGAACCTATAATGGATCTTCTTCCTGTCTCTGTGGTACCCATCACAAGCTGCTTGACATAGCTGTTATGCTTACCGAAGAATCTTCTACCACCAGCTACATATGTTGTTACAAAAGCACCTAAGTCATTGATGTTAGTGCTTTGAGGATTCAACAGATAGTAGAAAGATCTAGCAGACACTGTAGAGTCAGGACTAATCGAAGGCTCAATGAGGATATACCCTTTATTGAACAGATCCTTAATCTTGTCAGTGTTTGTTAAAGCATGAGGAGTTCCTTCGATGGTATCTACTAAGACTCTCTTATCCTTTAAAGCACTGATTAAATCTGAAGCTGTATGAATTCTTGGAACAGGTCTTACAACCCCATCAATAGGCTTTCCATTGAACCAGACCTTTTTACCGCCCTTCATAATGAGTTCTCTACGCATTCCTTGATTTCTTACAAACTCATCCATATCATTCATAAGCTTGAAGTTAGTATAGGCTAGTACTTCTTTCTCATTATAGCCCTTAGCGAGTAATGTTTCAGGATCATACCAAGCACCATAGTCTGTAGATAAATCTACCAAGGCTTGAACAGATCTTTGAGATTCTTTAGGCAATGCTTTGAAAGATTTGATAGCTTCCTCTCCAGTCTTCTTTATAACACCTGCTGTTACATCTCTCAAGACATCAAGAGCTCTGATGTGTGTCGGATTTGAAGTAACAGTAGCAAGACCTGATAAGAAAGGCCTGTACCCTTTCTGTTTAATTAGACCAGCTTTCTCCCAAGCATCGTAAAAGATTTGTCCAACACCCTTGCGAGTATTCACAAGTAGTGTAGGTCTCCAGTAGCCATTCTCTTGAGACAGCTTAACCCATTCTACTGTGCTGTCAATGCCAAAGTCTGTACCAGATGCCTTCGCAGCATCAGCGAGAGCTCTTCCAAGCTTCTCAGCATTTTGTCTGCCAACATCTTTGCCATTCTTTATGACAGACTGGAAAGCACTCACAGGATCATTGTCATTCACAAGCTTAATAGCATACACCAAGTCGCCTTCTTTAGATCTTAAGACACTGTCCATGTCTGTTATAGCTACAATCTTCTCTCCATAGCGACCTCTTCCAGCAGCTATAAGGTTGTTCATATCTAAAGTGTCCATAACAGACTTAGCCAGCTTTTGAACATGTGCTGTAGTGACATTCTCAATCTTTTGAGCTTGCTGGATAGTCTCTTGTAGTCTTGTTCTGTAACTGTTCTCAATCTTTGCAATCAAGACTTCTCTGCTATTTGCAGGAGATCTCTTAGCATTATCTACAACATCTGCAACAGGATCTACAAAGTACTTCAAGACTCCTTCTTCTTCTGCAGCTTTGATTACAAAGTCTTTATTCTTTGGAGCTCCTAAGAGTCTCTCAGCGTATTCTTTAATTACCTGTCTATCATTAGTCTGTACAGCTCTGTCTATAACCTTTGCCACTTTTGATGCTGGCGTTAAAGCTACAGCAGCTCTCTCGATAGGTTTAAAAGCAATGTTGACTACTGTATTTGTGAAAGGGAACTGAACAGCTTCTAAGCCTGCAAGAGCTGTGTATTTACCCGCAGATAAGTATAAGCTATTAGCAGCAGACACTCCAGCTTTCTTCAATAAACTACCTGTTGTGACACCTGTAGGAACTAAAAGAGCAGCATTGAAATCTGCAAGAGCTGGAGAAAAGTCTAAAGCATTCCTTAGCAGTAACTCTTGAACATAAGGATTAACTCCATTCTCATTCCAGATATTCCTTATGTCTTTGATAATATTTGCATAGTCCGCTTCAGAGACATCTTCACGTCCTTGGATGTAGTTCATGTAATCCATAAAAGCTTCTCTATAGGTAGCTGCAGTAGCTTTCTTTCCAAGTCTCTTTACACTCTCATAGATGTCTTTACCATCAAAGACATCTCCAACATCTGCTTTAAGACCTAAAAGCTTTATAGCATTGTTAACAGTCATGGGGTCAAGGAGTGGGGAAGATGTAATAAAGTCTCCTGTCCACTTCTTAATACGACTCCATTTAGGCATCTTTGAGATTTCATCATCAAGTTCTGCAACAGCCTGTTCAAGTACCTTGTGCTTTCCAATAGCTCTCATCTGCTTTTCAGCAACCTCTAAAGGTGTAGCAAGATTTTTTGGATTATTTAAATCAGACTCTGCAAAGTTCTCTTTATTTGCAGATATAGAAGCAGCATAAGGAATCCCTTTAGAAGACAAAGCAGCAAGGCCTAAGATATCTTTTGAGGTTTTCTTTGAAGAGCCATCTCTAATAGCTTCTTGAACAGCTTTAGACATTACAATTCCTTCTTCCTCTTCAAGCAGACGAGCTTCCTCTCCCTTGTTCAGATCTTCCCAGTCTTTTTTAGTCTTGATAGATCCTTCTGGTAGACCCAAAGATTCTGCAGTATCTTCTGCAAAGCCTTGCATGCTGTCAGATAGATATGGGTTCTCTGCTTCAGGGGCAGTGATATAATCGATAAGAGAGTTTTCTTCTTTCTTAGCAGATTCTGTTACAATGTCTATAAAATTCATTTAATCCTCTTTAGATCTGATTGTATCTGTTAATACCTTGATAGATTGGAGAAGCTACTGCATTCCATATACCTACATTCATCAAGTTACTTTGAAGTGCTGAAGCATATGATGAGGAATACAAAGCGTTTATAGTTTCTGGAGTATAGCTTGAAAATCCTTCTACCATAGCAGGTGTTATTTCAGTTGCTCCTACGGTTGTTCCTGCATTAACTGCACTACCAGCAGCAGCACCAGCACCTGCAAAGGCTCCAGCAACGCCAAAAGCCATCGAAGCTATCTGCCCAGTTGCTAGGGTAGTCTGAGCAGCCTTTGCATATTTACCAGCTTTCTTCATATAGAAGTTGTATAGATTCACAAGTCTCTGATCATTTGCTGTATACTGTATAGAATATTGAGACTGACTACCAATACTAGACAGAGCTGAAGAAGCTAAAGAGCTTGTAGCAAGACCATAGGAAGTTGATGCAGCTAAAGAGCCTGATCGAGCCATTCTAGCTTCTCTGATAAGCTGTAGATAGTAAGCATCCTCAGCATTCTGTTCACGTTCCTGTTGAATCCATGTAGCTTTTTTAGCAGCCTTCTTAGCACTTTTACCTATTCCTAAAGAACCTGCAATGCCTCCTACAGCAGATCCTACGGCAGCTCCTACAAGAGTTCCTACGCCAGGCATTATATAAGATCCTACTATAGCTCCAGCAGTAGCACCTCCAGCAACTGTTCCAACTCCTCCTTGAGTCTTAGTAAGCATTAAATCCTCCCATCATTCTTAAGGTCATAGACAAGCCCTTCAAGGATAAACTGAGAGCCTTCAATACTCTCTAGCTTAATCTGGTAAGCTCTGCCTAATCCTCTTATATTTGTCTTGTTAATTATATATCCATTATCTAAAATAGTGCTCTTATGAGGTCTGTAAAGATCTGCAGGACTACTCCATTTTCCAGTTCTTCCAGTTGTTCTCCAATCCCACAGGACACTTCCTTGACACTGTGAAGGATAGATGTAGTCTCCTGTGATAAGCTCTCCAGTCTCTGTGCGTCTAAAGTAGGTTACCAAGTAGGGCATGTTCTTAGAGTGCACAAGGTCTGTTATACGTCTACCTGTAAACTGAGAAGTTCTTGTAGAGTTCATAGGATGGCTGATAAGGTAGCTATCAAAGACATAACCATCGCCACTCCAGTCTCCTGCTGTCCAGTCTTTTAAGAGATTATTTCTAAAGTCTCCAAAGGTTACCTTCATGTTGTTCACATCAAGACACACAAGGATTGAAGACTCATATGTAAAGGCTTCAGAGTCTATTG